TGTCACTTCAACTGATGCTAAAACCGGGCGTTGGAATCGGATTGTCATTCTGAAAAACAACACTAGCTTTTCTGCGCTGACCGCTCAAAACTGGACTGGCAACAGCCCTGTTGGCGAATCATTCCCTGCAGGCTTTGAGATCCAAGGCGTTTTCACTGCCTTTACTTTGAACAACGGTGGCGCTGTCATCGCCTACAAGATCTAGCCATGGCAAAATCACACGGCGGTGCCAGCTATGTTGATTACGGAATCGGCGCTGAGGTGATTACTGACACTGCCGTTCACACAGGCAAGTTTCACCACATTGACTTTTACGAAAACAGCACGATTACGGCAATCGTTTCCACTAACATCATTGACAACAGCTTTGTTGGTGCTTCAGTAGACCAAGGGGCACACCTGACTGGTTACTTCACCAGCATTCAGCTCCAGAACGGCGCCTGTATCGCTTACAAAATCTGATGGCACTTGCAACCTCGCTACGAAAGACCGCATCCAAACTGATGGCAAAGTTTGGCGGTGAGGTTACATTTCGCCGGGTTACGGCTGGCGCCTATAACCCCACGACTGGCACATCAACGCCTACAACTGCAACCACAACTGTGCGCGGCGTGCTTGATAACGTCAGTGAGCGGGACATCAACGATCTAATCAAGGGTACAGACAAGAGACTTACGCTTGCTGCTGCCGACCTGAGTTTTGAACCTGCCGTATCAGATCAGGTAACGATTGCAAGCCGCGTGATGCAAATCGTCCAGGTCAACAAGATCGAGCAGGACAATACCGCGATCGTGTTTGAAATCATCCTGAGGGAATAACATGGCACGAATCATTAGATTTGAGGACATTGGTATTTACTGTGAAAATCAAATCAAGACTTTAGTAAGCACAGCAACTCTTCAGGCAGAAGTAAAGCTAAAAGAACGCACGCCAGTTGGTCCAACAGGACGGCTTCGTATTTCTTGGCAAACAGTTCTAGAGCCTTATACAGGCAGGGTGTTTAATAATTTGCCCTACGCAGCACCTGTTGTTGCTGGTACAAACTTCCCACCATCCTGGGGTGGACAATATCGAACACGCCAAGGTGCCGAGCCTTTCCTTGATATCGTGGCAAAAGATGTCCAGACTTGGACGCTGCAACAAGCTGCACGGTTGGGACGTGACCAATGAGCCTCAACACTATCCGCTCTCACATCGAAAGTCGCATTGCAACTGAGTTTGCAACGGCACCTGCCCTGCAGGTCTCTTATCAAAATGTGCCATTTACCCCACCTAACAATGCAAGTTGGGTTCAAACGTTTATCAGCTGGGGTGATTCGGCTTATCTGACGATTCTTACCAGCAGCGCACGCGGCACTGGCGATGGCTTTGATCGTCGCAACGGAGCATTGACCTTTAACATTTACAGCCCACGAGGGGAAGGTCCAGGCGCAGGGCTCACCATTGCGCAGCGCTGCATTGACCTGTTCTCACGTTTGCAGCTGGAAAATATAAAATTTGATGCTGCTTCTGGTCCGCGCACCATTGAACCCGCTGCGCCGGAAGGGTTTTTCCAAACACAGGTCGCCATAACTTTCGAGGCTTACGAACGCAGTTAGACTTGATTCAGCCACTACCGTTCAACAATGGCTGTTACTGTTTTGTCCGGTACGTCCGGCGCCCTCTACTACAAACCCGCTGGCACCACCGGAACATTCGGTGAGTCTGGCGTTACCGTTGCTGCTGACACGATTACCGTTGAGCCTTACCTTAATTTGAAGGTTGGCGATCCGGTTCAGTTCAGCGTTGTCAACAGTCAAACCGGCGGTACTGGCACAGGCACTCTTCCTGCCGGTATTTCAGCAGCCACCACTTATTACGTCATTGGCTACACGGCATCCACTGGTGTGATGCAGGTGTCTGCCACACTTGGCGGTGCCACCATCACTATCACCGATGACGGTACTGCTGCAGCTCCCAACGAGTTTCAAGTTGCCTACGCCGAATTTGCGGCAGTCGGTCAAGTGCAATCGTGGAGCTTCGAGATTGAGCGAAATGAAATCGATGTAACCACCATCGGTCAAACCGCTGGGCAATACGCACCTTTCCGTGCCTATATCCCTGGCTTTGCTGACGGATCTGGTACTGCTTCGATCTACGTCACCAACGAAGATTCTGCACTGTCTAATCGGATGGTGGAAGATGTGCTGCAACGTCAGCAGGTTGGTTGTGCCTTCAAGCTTTACACAGACAAGCAAAGCACTGAGGCTCTCAGCCGTAGCATCTCGATGCCTGCTGTCTTGCTAACTGCCAGCCTGAACATCAATCCCGACGATGCTCAGATGGTGGAAATCACCTTCCGACCTGCTGGCACTCCAACTTTTGACTTCAGCACCACCACCTAATCTGCAGTCAAAACAAAATCTGCCCCTGGCTTGCGCTAGGGGCTTTTTTATGTCTAAAGTATCAGCAACAAGGCATTTTTTTTATGGCTGCCATTTCATCGACCATGCGTGCTCTTGATCGGCTGAAGAAAGCTGCAAATCTTACGCCGATCAAAAAAGCTGTCAAGCTGAGCGATGGTGAAGTTTTTGAGTTTTACTGCCGTCCATTGACGATGGCAGAACGCGAGCGTGCGCAGAAGGATGCTGGCACTGATGAGGCAACTGCATTTGCGCTACAGCTTCTTGTTAGCAAAGCACTAGATGAAAGCGGGCGCCCTTTGTTCCGTGCTGGTGAGATCGCAGAACTGAAAAACGAGGTGCGCGATTCTGACCTGCAAAGCCTGATGCTGGCAGTAATCACAGATCAGTATGACGCCAAAGAAGAGGATGTAGACGCAAAAAACTGATCAAGCTGGTAAAAGACGATCATTTGCTTCGGTTGATGATGCGTCTTGCCAGGGATCTAGGATACACGCTGTCAGAACTATCAGAGCGTATGACCTTTGAAGAGGTACAGCTCTGGGGCTTGATGTACCAAGCCGAAAGCGAAGAGATAGAAGAAGCAAACAAAAAGGCTAGCCGACGTAGAATGGGCTGAGTTAGGCACGCGTCATGTCAGTCGTAGCAAACGTTGCGATTAACGTTGATGCCGCCAATGCGATTCAGCAGCTTGACCGGATCAAAGCGGCTGCAGGGCAAAGCGAGAAAGGGCTTAAGGATGCAAGTGGAGCAGCGGCTGGTTTCGGAGCTTCTTTAACAGCAGCGTTAGGTCCGATTATTGGAGTTACTAGCGCATTGGCGGCTCTTGGTAAGTCACTTACAGTATTTCAAGGAAGAGAAACTGATGTAGCTGTTTTAAAGAATGGACTCAAGGGGCTGGTAACCGATGTTGACGCATCTGCGGCAGCGTTGGTAAAGCTAGGTGACGAGTTTGGCAAAACAACTTTATTTAGCGAAGAAGACTTTACAAGAGGAGCTCAATTACTTACGTCATTCAGGGGTATCGCTGTTAGTAACTACGAGGAGGTTATCAATACAGCGGGAGATGTTGCGCAAGTCATGAAAACTGATGTTAATGGCTCCTTGTTGCAACTTGCAAAAGCACTGCAGGATCCCGTACTTGGGTTAAGTGCTTTGTCAAGAAGCGGTATTCAATTTAACGAGACTCAAAAAGAAACAATCAAATCAATGGTTGCGGTTGGCAATGTTGCTGATGCGCAAAAGCTTATTTTGAGAGAACTTCAAGTTCAATACGGTGGAGCGGCGGCAGCCGCTGGTAAAACTGGTCTTGCTGCGGCACTAGATACTCTTGCTGAAGTTGCCAACGATGTATTTAACGCCATCGGGAAAATATTTAGTCCATTAGCAACACAGGCAGCTACAAGATTCACATCTGCCCTGCAAGAGGTTGAGGCTGCTATGCCGCAAGTTCAAGCGGCAGTAATGGCGCTAATGACGCCACTTGGAGCAATAGCCGATGTCGTACTTCCTGCCGTCAGCGGTGCGTTTAAGTTTGTTTTACAAAACATACAAGCAATTATTCAGGTCGCTACGTTTTTTGGCACCTTTGTTGGGGTATTAAATGCAATTACGCTTGCGACAAAAGCCTGGGCAGCAGCGACAACAGTCCTAGGAACTGCCCAGAAAGTCGCAGCAGTAGCGGCAGCAGCTTTGCAGGCGATGTCTGGTCCGGCTGGAATCCGCAACGTCATTGCCGCTACGGTTACGGCGACTGGTGCTTCACTTGCATTAGGCAAGGCGATGGACAGTGCGGCTAAAAAAATTACATCTGTCAAGGGTGAAACGGATTTAACGGCACAAAGTGCTAGGGAAATGCTCAAAAATTACAGCTTGACTCCACCTGCAATAGCAAGCGCTGAAGGCAAAGCAAAAGATCTGAAAGCAGCACAAAAAGCAATTAGTGATGAAATCAAGCATCAAAACGATTTAATAAAAGGACAACTTAACATTGAATCGCAACGGATTTCTCAATCTGCAAGTCTTGTTCAGGCACGCAGCCAAGCCGAAATAGCAGTCAATCAAGTAATCCTAGATCGCCTTAACGCTGAACTGCAAAGCGCTACAACTGCGCAAGATAGAGTGCGTCTTGCGCAAGAAATATACAACGTTGAGATAGCCAATGCTAAAGCCACTTATGCCGCCACAGTAGCACAAATCGAAGCGCAAACACAGCTTGCTGATTTGGCGGCTAAAGAACAGCAGATTAAGCTTATACAACTTCAAGTTGAACAAGCATTACTGACTGCAAAAGGAGCGCAAACCAAAGAACTTGAGCGCGCTATTCAGCTGCAAAACCAAGCCATACAACTTGCAAGTGAAAACGCAGGATATACCAAGGCGATTGCTGCTGAACAGTTGCGCGGTGCAGATGCCACATATCAGGCTGCAGTACAAGCTGCGGCACTTAAGCGTGAGACCAATGGTGCCGCGCAGGCAGCTGCGGCATTTGCCTCAAACATGACGCAAGCAGTCAACTCAGTCTCAACCATAACCGGCATGCCTGGGGAGCGAACAACATCCAAACAAGCACGGGCTACTGATCCCCTAAAACAGGCCAAGCTATTTGAGCAAAAACTAAAAGAGTACGAGGAAAAGACAGCCTACGGCATCGCCGCTGAAAAACCTGACATAGAAGACTACATGCCTGGGGGCCGATACGGAGGATATATCCCAGGCGGAAGTAGTCTCGAAGAGCGTGAGCGTACCACTCAATTAGAAAAGGACATCGCTGCGGCATTAGCAATAGCGTTAGATAAATACAATGCTGAACAAGCACAGAAAAGCGGCGAAAATGTTAACCTGGAAGTTAACATCCAAACCGGACCCGTCACGCAAATGGACGGCACGAACTATGTAACCCAGCGTGATCTTATGAACGCGACGGAATCTGCCGCACGCCAAAGCGTTGATATGGCATTAAAATCTCTCAAGTCCAGCCCCGCTTTGCGTCGCTCAACAGGATTGGCACGATGAGCACAACAGCATTAGCCCAATTTTTAGAAATTAAAAATAACGGCACACGTGTCGTGGCATATCAGAGTTATTGGCCAGGGCAAACGGTAAATGGATATACGCACTTTCCGTTTTCCACGGACGGCATTATTGCTAATAACAGCGGTGGAGAGACTACATTTACGATTCGCTTGCCTGCCATACAAGAAACAATAACATTGCTTGAAAACGGTCTAACCAACCGATACTTAGCGCGTGTGCAGACCTACCAATTTGATCCTCCTGCCGACAATTCATTTCCGGCTGTCCGAAATTTGGTGGCACAGTATGACGGGGAGTTTGTTGGTGGAACGACTACCCAAACGGAACTGACTATAGTTCTTGGTAGTACCCTGGACTCAATTAGCGCGCAGGTGCCGCCACGAACATTTACTTCAGCTCTTGTTGGTCAACCGCCTCGTTTCTAGATGATCCGCACGATTGTTGCACAAAGCCCAACTGCCGCAAACACCGCAGCATTGCGCCGCGCTGAATCAACAGCGGCTGCGCTAGAAACGAACAGTGATCTTAACACTCAACAACGACCCGTAAATATAGGCGATGTAGCTCATATCGTATTTGGTAACACAGAAGGAGACGGAGGTATATGGATTAGTCCCCCGGCAGTGCGATGGTCATACACCAATGGTAACCCTCAGTATCTGTCTTACGCTATCTGTACTGTATTAAGCAGTGGAGAACTTCCACTCGTACAACCTGGGGATGTTTATCAAGGAAACAAGAGCGTCACGTTCTTAAATTCACCTCTAGATCTTAAAGACAGCGCGCTGATTACGCTAGATCAAACATACGGGTCAGGCGGAGACTGCGCACTTATACAAGATGTCTATGTTGACGATCCTTACGGGGATTACGGGAATAAACTAACTCCACAAACTTTCCAAACCCTTGAAGATTATATAGCGGTTACTGGCCCTAGTGGCATCCAATTTACTGTTGCACCAAAATCAGAAGATTTTGATACTCCAGGATTAGATTATACGCTAGACAAATTACGAGGTCAAGGAGAACTGTCATTTACGACTAGGGGATCCAACGTCACCTATTTGAGGGCAACTATTTCTGGAAAACTAATTATTCAAGGTGTTGGCAACGGCTTGGACGGATACAGTAAAAACATATTAAATAACACAAATCAAGACCCTAATTTTCCATACTCATCCGATAGCGCTGTCATTGACCCTTCTTCTTACTTAAATTCAATAACACAAAGACGCTTTGTTAGCCCAGAACAATACGTCAGTGTCCGCTGGAATGAAACACAAACTTTTACAGCGGCGGAGGACGGCTTCGGTGGTCAATACGAGGTTACGTTTAACAATCCAGAAGTGCCTGCTCCGCCTGCACTTTACCCCCCCAATCAACCTTTAAATCATGGCTTAAGTAGTGCGGATGTTTTTGCCAGAGCTATTGTTAACTCTTTATCGGGGCGGAGCTACACAGGAGAGCGAGATCCTGTATATATTGGGTCAGGTACGACAATCAATGTCGTGCTTGATTCCTTTAGTGTGCGCGTAACTGAGCAGAACACGTATTATTATCCGATCGTTGAAATACCAGAATTTAACGGCTGTGGTGGAACTTTTGACGGACTAACAATTCTGCACCTAAACGGTCGTCGTCGGATGGCGCTTTATCAGTCCACAGAACTATTAGACACCGCTCAGGAAGCTTTTTATCAGGTTCACGTTTATATACGAAAAGGAATCCTTGTTGACAGACTTATTGATGGAACACGCGGCAGCTCAAATCTTTTCCCCGACTTGGCGTACTATCTACTAAAACTAAATACACTCGTTCCTGACGATTTAATTGATGTCGCAGGACTGAAATTAGCCGCGCAATTTACTGAAGCCGAGGGATTGTTTTTTAACGGCGTAGTTACTGATTCCGTAAATCTAAGAGATTATTTAACCAGAATGGCGCCATATTTTATGTTGCGTTTTACTCAAAACAATGGGCGCTTCTCTCTTGTCCCAGAACTGCCTGCAGCCCCTGGGACTTATGAAGTGTCACAATCGCCTGTAGTACCGACAAAAGTTTTTGATGAGACAAATATCACCGAAGGATCTTTAGCGCGCAACTATGTAGAAGTATCTGAACGCAAGCCCTTTTGCGCAGTCATACTGTGGCGCCAACAAAAACAAATAGTGCCAGGTCGAGTGCGTAGCCTTGAAGTTCGATATACAAATACGGCTCTTAATGGACCCTACGAACAATATGATCTGTCAGAGTTTTGCACGAGTCAGGCTCATGCTCAAAAAATCGGTAAATATATGCTAGCCAAACGCAAATATACAACACATACCGTAACCTTTAACACGAATCCCCTTGGTGGGTCGCCTGCTGCATCGTTATTGCAGCCCGGAGACATCATCAAAATTATTGAGAACAGGATCAATAGCGCTGGCATTTCATCGACAGAACAAAACTTTTACCAGATTGACAGCATCAGCGAGGCTTTGACAGGGGATATTTCTATTGAAGCTACGCATTTTCCGACTTTATCAACCGGAGCCAGCGCTGTTGCCTACGATGTTCTTACGGGCAGCTACAGCATCGATTATGGCTATTGCTGATTTTCCGGCGCTGACTCCCAGTGCCCGCAGCTGGACACCTGGCACGCAGCCAATGACTGCGTTTACCTCGCTAGCTGGCGCTGAGGTTCGCGTGCTGCACGGTTCTACGCCGATTGGCACGCAGCTACAGCTCAGCTTTAGCAACCTCCAAGAGGCAACTGCAAACCTGATTACCGCCCATTACCTACTTGCCCGTGGCACCTTCGAGCTGTTTGATCTGCCTTCTGCCGTCTACGGCGGCATGAGCGGGTATAGCAACATCAAACCGGCAGGCAGTTTGTGGCGTTACTCAGGAGCGCCTAGCGTGGAGTACGTCTCACCGGGCGTGCAAAACGTCTCAGTGTCTCTAACGGCAGTACCACAATGAGCAAATACTTCACTGGTACTGATGGCACGCTCAGCATTGATGGAGCCGTTGTTGCACGAGCCCGCAACATCCAGATTAACGGCAGCATCGAGGCGCTAGATACAACAACACTTGCCGACAACGAAAGCACTCTTATTCAAGGGCGCCGCTCGTACTCCGGTAGCTGCACAATTTATTACTACGAAGATACAAATGGCAGTTTAAGCGCTGCTACCATACTGCAAAACATTTTTAGCACTAATGCCCCATCCAAAACAAAAACATTTGCGTTTTCGGTGACACTCGCTGGACAGTACAAGGATCGTGTACTGGCTTTTAATGCATACGTCACTTCGATTGGGATGGCAGTAACAACAGGGGATATTGTGAGCGCAGAAGTGAGTTTCGCCGTCAGCGGACCCCTGACCACTACAACCATCAGCGACTCATGAGCATCTTCCTCGGCAATTCTGGTCTTATCCGCCTGGAGCGCACCAGTGCCAACAAAGCCCGCACGTCCATATCTGCAGGCGACGTAAATGCAACCAAGAAACGGTTCAAGCTAGGGCTGCCATCCGGTGTTCTTCAGACTGGCGACAAGTTGTACATCCGTCGCCTCGAAAGCAGTGGCGCACCAAGCACCTCAGATCTGACGTTTATTGATGCGAGTGCTTGGCCTGGAGGCAGCCAACAACCTGATGGAACCTGGTATATCCACGTTGATAATCTGGATGGTATTCGTTTGTTTACTACATGGGCGAAAGCTTTACGCGGTGATGAAGCGGACGCCTTGGCTTTAAGCAGCATCGTTAGTGGCTACCCATTAGTTATAAGTACCGACGACAGTTTGAATCATGTACTCGGTGGCGTGCAGAGTTATGAGTTGGCCACAAACAGAGAAGCGATCGACGTTACTTCTTTGGGTGATGCTTTCGTCAATCAGTATGAAGGTTTGTTGTCTGGGCAAGGATCAATGGAGTGTCTGTGGGACTTCCAGACTGGTCGTGGCGGTACGGATACCGCAGGTGAGGCGGCTGAAGTGTCACAGTATTTCCACCAAATTGTTGCTCGTCAAAAGTTTGGCAGCCGTTTCCGTGCTTCCTTGTACTTGAAGCAACCCGAAGATGGTGGGGCGTATGGTGAAATGTCCTTGACAGACAGCAGGACCGCACTGTTTTACGGGATTGAAGGTATTGTTACCGCCGTGGCGATCAGCTTCAGCCCTGGTGAGACCGTCATTTCGCGCATCAATTTTGTAACAACAGGGCAGATTGATCTTTTGTACGAGCCGCCTGCCTCCTACCTGTTGACGCAAGCGTTAAATGTGCTCACGACGCAGCAAAACAACCCGCTTGCCGTTACACCCTAAACTGAGATCAACGCACGCCTAGCAATGTCTGACATTAAAATCGCAGACCTGACAGCGTTAGCCGCTGTAGATGTCGCAAGCGGTGACCTGCTGGCGATCGTTGACGTAAGCGCAGACGAAACCAAGAAAGTAACTGCCGCCGACCTGATCGAGGCGAGTGTTGATTTTCTCAGCTCTGGTGCGATTCCAATCGCCAAGGTCGATACGACCGGCATCACTCTTGCCGCAGACTCGGTTGGCAGCAGTCAAATCAGCACTGGCGCTGTTGGCAGTGATGAACTGGCTACAGGCAGCGTCACTAACGCCAAACTGGCATCTGGCAGCCTGACGGCTGACAAGTTTGGAACGCAATCCGCCAACACTGTCCTTGCTGGTCCGATCGGCGGTGGTGCCGCAAGCCCAACATTTCGTGCGCTTGATCCAGCAGATCTGCCCTTAGCCACGACCACGACTGTCGGTGGCGTTATCGTTCCAACGTCTGGCGGTCTTGCTGTTGATGTAGCTGGAAATGTCAGCATCAGCAATAGCGTTACACCTGGCAGCTTTGGCTGGGTAAACCATGATGCAGACGGTTTGATTACATCCAGCCGAGCATTGCTTGGCAGTGATGTTCCTGTTGCTACAACTTCTACTCGTGGAACTGTTGCTGTTAATGGCAGCGGTTTAACGATGAGCGGAAATGAAATCCGCCATAGCAACTCTGTTACTGCTGCCAACCTCGGATTTGTTACTTACGACGCCCAAGGACACGTTACTGCCGGTCGAGCATTAATCGCTGGTGATTTACCTGTAGCTACAACGTCCGCCGTAGGTGGCATCAGCGTTGGCAGCGGTCTCAACGTTACTGCAGGTGGAGCAGTATCAGTTGCTGTTGGTGACTCAGTAACCGTAGGTGGCTACGCCTTAGGCGGGCAATTTACCGTAAACGCCAGTAATCAACTTGAAATCAACTACATAAGTGCGACGTACATAACTGGAACAATTTCCACTTCGCAGATTGCAGATGATGCCGTTACAGGCGCCAAAGTAGCTAACCAAGCAACCTGCAAAATCTCAGCAACAACACCCGCAAGTGGTGACTATGAAGGACAGCTTTTCTATAACTCTTCAAGCGGCTCTTTGCAGCTTTGGAATGGCAGCTCGTACCAAGCGATTAGCGTGACTACAACCGTAGACGATGGCACATACTGATGCCGCTAGGCTGAAGCAGTAAATTCCGGCTGTCTGCAGCGTTAAGGAATGACAATCAAGCACCTGCGGTCGTCCACGGCAAACAAGCGTGCAGATCCAGCGGCGATCTCATATGGACAGCTTGTACTGAATTACAACAGCGTTAGTCCTGGCGCTTTTTTCAAGGACAGCGCTGGCAATCTGACCAAGATTGGTCCGGTACACGTTGGCGTCACAGCGCCGAATGTTAGCCCTGCCGGAAGTGCGGGGAATAGTACAGGAGAAATGTGGCTGGATACCAGCAGCGCATACCCTGTTTTGTACGTGTGGAACGGGTCCACTTGGAAATCGCAGTCGGCTTTTGTTGCTGACAGCATTGTGATTAGCGCCTCGAAAACGCCAAGCTCGGCAAGCGACACAGGTATTGCTGGCCAGATCGCGTGGGACGCGGACTATATCTATGTCTGCGTGGCAACCGATACCTGGAAACGAGTCGGCATATCGACTTGGTAGTAGTGCCGCTAGGCTGAAACCGTAAATTCCGGCTGGTTACAGCGTTAAGGAATGGCGATCCAGCATCTTCGTTCTGCCATTGCAAATAGCCGTCCGATTGCGGGCAACCTTGCAAACGGTCAACTTGCAATTAACTACGAAAGCGGCAGTCCAGGCGTTTATTTCAAGGGCGACAACGGTGTTCTGGTAAAAGTCGGTCCCGTACACATTGGCACGACCGCACCAAACGCTACACCTGGCGGAAGTGCTGGTAATGCGGTTGGCGAACAGTGGCTGGATACAAGCGGCAGCACCTATGTATTGAAGGTGTGGGACGGTTTAGCTTGGAGCACTGGTGGTGCATCGGTTATCACGAGCGACAGCGCACCAGTCAGTCCCAGTGATGGCAACCTCTGGTATGACTCGGTTGGAGGAAGGCTGTATGTCTATTACGACGATGGCAATACAAGCCAGTGGGTAGATGCTGCACCGCAAGGCGGCAGTGCTATGGACAAGATCGAAGAAGGTAATACAAGTGCGGAAGTAATTGATACCGGCTCGGATGGTCG